TGCAGGTTGCTTTCAAGATGTTGAAGTAGAAAAACCTTTACATATTGATTTTGATTTAGTTGTTGAACAAGTACAGGAAGAAGAATGACACAGACAGAGATAATAGATAAGTTAAACAGTATATATCCTGACCTTAACTTAGTTGAGTGTGAGAATCAATACAGTTCTTTTGATGCAGAAAGTGATAACTACATTGTAGAGATAAAATCAAGAGATAAAGAATACAGAAGCTGGATTATAGAAAAGAAAAAGTTTGAAAGTAATATTGTAAAGTCTGTAGAAAAAACAAAAAAATTTATTTATCTTACTGAATACAATGGAAAGATTATGACTTGGAATATACATAATCTAGTTCGTAAAAATTATAATTTTCAATGGACAGAACAACCTATGCCAGAAACAACAGAGTTTGATAATAACAATGTTATTACAAAGGTAGTAGGATTTCTGTATGAAGGAAATGCAAAAATACACAAGGAGAAAGAATGATTGATGTAATGTTAAGCAAAGCAACAGAGGGTATGTTGATTGCAGAATTATTGAATAGAAGAAACGAAAAAGAAGTACCTTTGTTTATGGGTAAAAGTATATTGTTACCTAATGGACAACAACAACTACTTGCAATACTACCTAATATACAAGTGCTTACAACAGTTACAGAAGAAGAAGAATAATGTGTAAAGATTGTGGGTTACCACCTGAAACTACACTAACTCATAGTGGTTTGTGTACATATTGTATTGCACATATGATAGAAGATTTAGTCTAAACTATCTTGTAATTATCCCAACCATCTTTATTAACTGTAAAACATAACACACCAGGATCGTTCCACATACCAGTTCGTGCAGTAAAGTCTTTACTTGCATCTATGCTTGGACATTGAAACCAAGTACGCCTACCTTGTCTTAGTAATCTAGGGTGATGATAGTGTCCTGTTACGAGTATCTCGGCTGCACCACTAGGCAACCAACCAAACATTTGTCCTTGCCACCACTTCATTATCTTACCCTCTGGTCCAGAACCACCACCTGTCATATGTCCGTGAGTAATAGCTACACCTTTACCTTTGATATCAAGCAAGTGATGATAGTCAGTAGGAAGTATGACATTTACTTTGTCATATCTCTCATTCTGTGCAAGTATCTCTTTAACTATTTCAAAGTGCATCATATCAGAGTTGTCTAATCTATCAGATAACACTTGACCTTTGCTTGATCTGGTCATCTCTCCGTGATTACCACCAATACCACAGACAGTTATCTTGTCTGCAAGTGGTAGAAATGTATCTATAGTCTGCATAATCATACGCCTAGCTAATTGATACTGTTGTGATAGTGATAACTCTACATTAAAAGGCATAGAACTATAGAAAGATTGGTCGCAGTTCTCTGTTAAATCCCCTAATCCTAATAAATATATCTCATCTATCTCTGTGCCTGCTTTACGCAGTGCCTTAATCTGATTTACCCCCTTAATAAGAGCTTCCTCGTAGCGTTTAAGGGTGTTTTCAACGCCATAATCAGCTTTACCTAACTGCCAATCAGCCATTGTCCATATAAAAGCAGTATCTCCACCATAATTTGTGTCTTTTAACTTAGGTTTTTTGATGTAATCCTTAACAAGTTTCTCAAAATACTGGTCTAACGCAGGGTTTTTACGCTTTACAACCCCCTTGAATGCAAAAAAAGTGGTCGCTTGACCACCTTTTAACTGTGCGTTCCAAGAACTTGCACGAACTTTACCATCTATTTCATAGTATTTGGGATCAAAACCCCAACCTCTTAGTATGTCATCATACTTATTTTTATAATCTGGATCAGTTCCAACATAAGTTATCTCACCTTTGCCTGTTGATTCATCAAATTCTATTGATGGTTGCCAACCAGATTTGTAGTAATTATTACCTAATTCTTGTGTCATATCAGCCCTTTCTGTTGTGCTAATTATACACAGATATTAGGACAGAATCTACTTACTAATTTTTTTCTTTGCGAACTCTTTTACAACTACTAATGCTGAAGAACCACCTGCAATAGCAGCTAATTGTAAAGCATTAGCATCTACAGAAACTAATGGAGCAACTGTTAATGCTCCAATGAATGCTTCCACAAATGTCCAAATAGTTTTTTCAAGAATTACTTTGTATTCTTCGCTCATCTTATTAGATTTCCTAACTTTAATTTGTTTTCTATGTTCTCTAGTTTAGCAAGAATTACATCTAATTTTTTTTCTACAGTCATTCTAAGTATCAAATCTTCTGTGTCTTTATCAGATACACTTTTATCAGTACTGTTAGTAGTTTGATTTTTCTCTATAATCCATTGTCGCCAAGCATCACCTGGACAATCTGTTTGTTTAAAAAAACTGTGAGGTTTAAGTTCACCACCTACTTGTTCGTAGAGCCACTCAATAGATTTAATAGCTTTATCTGAAGGCTTGTCGGTAGGATTGCTACCACCCAACCAGCACACAGCAACATAATGCTTGTTATTATAGTTAATCTCTTCCCTAATGTTGCCACCTTGTGCTGCACTTCTGTTTCCAAATCCTCTACCTTCATATATCTGTCCTGTATCTCCTACTAAAAAGTTATATGCTACATCATTCCAACCTCTGTCTACTTGATGCAGTCTTTGTATTGTCTTACATTGATCCATCTCTGCTTGATTTCCTATTGCAGTAGGATAAGCAGACCAATGTATAACTAATCCTTTTACTTCTCCTAGTTTACTAAATGTTGATTTGTTAGGTTTAGCACCCCAACTATCTCTACTTATTATTTCCACAGTTACTACTCCCATTCTTACAGTTACATATCTGTACAAAAGAACCATCTTCTTTTACTTCCACCATACACATATTAACTCCTTTAATCTCTAAAGCTAATGGTCAATAACCATATAACTAATGTAATTATAGTAGCTAAGCCTGTGATTTGCTGGGCACTTCCTGTTAATGTAAGGGTAGCTATAACTAAACCAACTAAAGTCCAACTAAGGTTTAATGTTTCCTTAACTATCTTGATAAACCAGTTCCATAACTTTTTAATCATTAGCTTCTCCTAAATATAAACGCAGCCATACTAGCTATTCTAGTCAAGATTACAGGAACTACGACCTCCTGTGCTTTTTCTTTTTGGTCTTGTGTCATATCATTACCAATATTTGTTAGGTCAATCGTGTCAAAATTTATTAATACTTCTATTGGATTTTGTATAAAGTTTTCAAATTGTATTTCTGTAACAACATCAGCAAGTGTATAGTTTTCTACATCTGCGTTTTGTACAGATTTTTCTACAAATATTTCTACAGCTTCAGCTACTACTTCATCTGTCTTAACAGCTTCAGCTATTATTTCTACATCTTCAGTAGATACTTGTAACACATCAGCAACAACTTCAACTTGTTCCTCTGTAAGTTCTTCAACATTAGATATAGCATTGTCTACTACCTCTTGAACTATTTCTATATCTTCTTCAGTATATTCTTCTACAGGTTTTTCTTCAATAATTTCCTGTACTGGCTCAACCAAAATTTCCTTATCAACCTCTGGTAAAACTTCGGTCTCATTAATAATAACTTCTTCAATTATTTCTTCCTCTACTTCAATTATAATAACTTCAGGAATATCTATAACTTCTTCAACAACATCTAAAGTTTCTACAAATTCCTCTACCTCTTTAACTATCTCTACAAATTCCTCTACCTTTTCTTCAGGTATATCTATATCAGAATTTTCTAAATTAGATTTAATCTCAGCTTCTTTTTCAGCTTCAAGGCGTTCAGCTTCTTCTCTGTCTGCTCTCTCTTTGTTAGTTTCGTATATACCAGTTTCTAAAAAATTTAATTCTTCTTCTGTTGGAGGTATTGTTGTAGTCGTAGTAGTAGTAGTTGTTGTAGTTTCTGGTACAACAATAGGTTCTTTACAATCTCCATTCTGATAACCAAACCACTCTTTACTTTCAACTGCTGTAAGATATTCTTTATACGATAATGGATTGCCTGGATGTTCACAACCATTTTTATCCCAAGCCAAGTAAGTAGTGATACCATCTTCAACGACATCTTCTGCTTTGGGTAGCGTAGTTGTTGTCGTACTAGATGTCGTTGTAGTAGGTATAAAAACATAATTATATAATACACTTTGTACAGGCGTATAGTCGCTAGTTGTACCATTAGTATTGTGAAATGCTTTTACTTTTGCATATATCTTTTGATTATCTACAGACAACTCATTGTATAAATACTCTGCTGTAAATGTATAACTCTGCCAAGACAATGCTTCTGTAAAACCAAATTTTGTTTGTACTGATTTATCATCAGCAGTTTCAGTAAGTCCTATATAAACTATGTAGTATTCAGGTGGGTTATCTTCATAGCCATCACTTTCCTGCCAACTAACTGTAATACTTCCATCATTATTTAATGTATTAGTAATACCATAAGGTGTTTGTGTTTCTGTATGGTAAGCCATTACAGGTAAAGGTATCAATAAAAAAATAGC